ATTAGATGATGAGCAACCTCGCACTATTTTTTAATTCATTTTTGAGATCTGAGAATGTATGGCCTGTATTCCATGCCTTCATCCTATGCTCATGTAACTATGAATCCCAGGTAACAATCCTACAAGAACTATGAATCCCAGGTAACAATCCTACAAGAACTATGAATCCTAAAAGAGCTCATCATCTATGCTAATCATCCTGCTATCTGTCCAAGGTAACCATACTACAAGAGCTCGCCACCTCAGGATACGAAACCAAATCATGCTACGCCATGTAAGGAAACGGTAGACATATTTGGGGCAGGATGGAATCCCGTTAGTGAAATCATTCCACATAATGCTATTAGTCTCCATTTATACCATATGCTAGCTACTGAGGTCGAGCACCCCCCATCCAGGCAAAAAAATTGACAAAAAATCCGCCTATAGTTTCTTTGTCCAGAGTCAATATCCTACTATAGGAACAAACATGAAAGGAGACTCCCATAACCAAGCGTTGCTTGGGAGCTGCTCCTGGAAGGAGCAATATGAAAATAGAAGATGTAGTTATGGATATGCCTGAACATCCAGACCACGTTGAAGATATAATCACGGATGTGGTTCCTACAGAAATACATGGAGATCCAGAAGGAGTTATAAGGACATCCACAGGACAATTTCAACAGGGTACAAAGAGCCCGCCTTCGGCGTTTCACCAAAGAAATAAAAATTTGATTAAAAACATTGAGAAGAAGTGTGGAAATAACGCTGACACTTTGGTTCAGAAATTAATCAATATAGCAATGTATGACCCTGAACAACAGGAAAAATATGTTGATAAGGAAGATGGATTAACTAAGTACCGCAAAAAAAGTTTTCATTTTTATAATTCTCAGACTCAACTAGCAGCCCTTACCCTGTTGATGAAATATGTATTTGGTAATCCAAGGAAAGAGGTCCAGATTGATAAGAATGTAGATATTAAAATTGAAAAGAAAGTGGCTGATTTAACTCGACTGATAAATGACAATCAGGATAGATTACAAATCATCAACGGAGGGAGATAACGAATGTACGAAGAGGATGCTGAAATCTTACAAGTGAAGCTTGACCATGAGAATAAACCTTACATATGGCATGATCCTGTAGTTGAGGAATTTACTAAGGATGATTTTGTTGAACTGTGGAAGGATATAAAGAGAAAGAAACCAATTCAATTACCTATAGCTATGTTTAAGATTGTACAATGTGATAAATGTGACTTTGAAGGCGTGGTATATATTAAGCAGGGATTTTGTCCGGTGTGTAAGGACATAACACATACAGTGGAGGAAGATGCAAACTTTAAATTCAGTGAGATGATTGAGACATGGATGATTGAAAAGAATTATATTGAATCCATCATTAACCAGGATATGAAGAAGTTTGTATTTGATTTCAATAAGTCTTGCTTAAAAAAGGAGAAGAAAGCTGATGATGATGTCTTTGGAGAAGCAATCGAAGTCAACGAATAATGATATTGAGGCCCTTCTTACTCTGTACTATCAAGACCCAATTATATTTTCAAAACAAATTTTAGGAATTAAACCAGACAAACAGCAAGAGAGTGTTATTACTCAGTTGTATAAAAAGAAGAAAGCTACTGTTAGGTCTGGAAGAGGAACTGGGAAGACCTTTACTGCTGGAATGGTAGTGTGGCATTTCTTATCAACCAGATCCAATTCGCAGGTTTACATTACTGCACCGTCTGGTGGTACTATCAGTGGAGCTATATGGCCCACACTTGGAAAGATGTATGATACGATGAATCCTATTTATAAGGACCAGTTTGAATTTCAAACATCTCAAATTAAACATAAGGATCATGAATTTACATGGTTTGCTAAGTCCCGGACTGCTAGGTTGGAAAATCCTGATGCCTTGGCCGGAACACATGCTAAGAACATGTTGTATGTCATTGATGAAGCATCTGGCGTATCGGATGATATGTTTAAAGTAATTTTGGGTTCATTGACTGAAGTGAACAACTATATCTTGATGCTTTCTAATCCTAGAAGATTATCAGGATTCTTTTTCGATTCACACAAACCGACTAATGCTAAGACCTTTGCACAGTTGCATATGTCTGCGTTGAAGTCTGCATGGGTAACCAGAGATTCAATCAAGCAATGGGAGAATCTCTATGGAGTAGATTCAAATCAATACAAGGTTGAAGTTGAAGGAGAGTTTCCAGATAGAGAAGACGATGCTATTATTCCAATGAGTGTTGTTATGAATGCCATTCAAAGGGAAGAGCAGGAACCACTTGGAGGTATCAGGTGGGGACTTGATGTTGGAGCTGGAAATGATAAGTCTGTCTTGATTAAAAGACAAGGACCAGTTGTATTCCCGGATATCAAGAAGTATAAGTATAAGGATACAATGAAGGTAGTTGGCAGAGTTGTAAGAGAATACAATGAAACTCCTGATGAACTGAAACCAGAAGCTATATATGTTGATACCATTGGCGTTGGAAAAGGTGCTGGTGATAGATTAAGAGAACAGGGACTACCAATTATTCCTGCGGTTGCTTCAAATCGTGCTCACATGAAGAAATACAATTATAATGCAAAATCTGAATGGTGGAAAGAGATGTATGAATGGTTCAGAGATATGGAACCACAAATACCAGATGATAATGATCTCCTTGAGGAACTTACTACAATGAGATGTGTTCCATCTTCAGACGGACGATTTAAGGTTGAACCGAAGGACAAGTACAAATCCAGATTAAAACGGAGTCCTGACACAGCTGACGCATTGGCTATCACATTCAGTATGAAGTCAAGGAAGACTGTTGGACTCATCACAGGATAAAAAACTATGAATATCTTAAACAGAGTTAAATCTCTTTTTACAAAGACTATGACAGCGGACCAATGGAAACGAGGTATGGTACTTTCGGACTTCGGTCCGGATACAGGTGTTACAAAACCTTATTCCCAATCAACTATTGTATATGTAGCTTCATCTGCAATTGCACAAAATCTTCCACAAGCACCATTAGAATTCTACAAAATTGGATCAAACATTAGATTGAAACCCGATACACCAATCGTTCGTTTGTTTCGTAAACCTAATGAAACTCATACCTATTTCACATTCTTTGAGGAACTTACGTTGTTCCTTGCTTTGTATGGGGAAACATTCATTTGGATGGGTGAGAGTATGGGGATGAGAGCTGGTACATCATTGTTACCTGGCCAACTTGTAGTATTGAATCCAACAAGGATGCAACATATACTTAAAGATGGTAGACTTGTCGGATGGACATTCGATACAGGGTCGGAACGCGTTGCACTGGCAGCTGATGAAGTCCTTCACATAAAATTTCCAAATCCGTATGAGGCAATCAGGGGCTTGGCTCCAATTGATGCTGTTAGTACAGATGTTGATACAGATTACCTGGCATCTAAGTTTTCAAAGTCATTTTTTGCCAATTCAGCTAATCCATCACTTGTTTTCACTCTACCTGAGGATGATGAGAGTTCAGATGAACAAAAGAAATCATTTGTTAAAGAATGGAATGCTTTAAGACGTGGTGCTTCAAAACAATACAAGGTTGCATTACTTAATGCAGGTATGGATGTTAAGAAGACTGGATTGACTCAGGAAGAAATGGACTATGTGAAACAAAGAGAATTTAGCGCTGAGCGTATTTTATCCGTCTACAAAGTACCACCGCCAATGGCTGGCTTCTATGAACAGGCCACATATGGCAATGTAAGAACAGCAAAGAAGATATTTTGGAATGAAACCATCAAAACATACGCAAGAAGGTACGAAAGTGGTCTAAACAACTTCTTCTTACCTAAATTCGATCCAGGTACCTATTGTAAATTCAATTTCTCTGATATTGATGAATTAAAGCATGATGCCAAGGAAACAGCAGAATTAGTTAACATTTATGCTAATCATGGAGTTCCAATGAATGTTTTACGTCAAGCGTTTGAATTACCATGGGATGATCAACCAGATCTTGATGTTGGTTATCAATCAATGACTATGCTACCTATCGGAACTAACTTTATTGAGATTCAACAGCAAGATGCTGCTGCAACTGGTAAGCAAATGATTAATGTTACACCTAGTATTTTTGATGAGAAGAAATTAGCGATTGAATACTATGGCAAGAAGATTGAAACTGCGCAGAGAAACAAACTGACACAGGACTATTCAAAAGAGTTACACAACTATCTATACAGACAGCGAGAGAAGATATTAAAGAAAACAAGTAAAGATCCTGATTTAGTGGATACTGACTTCTGGAAACAAGAAAATGATCGCCTAATCTCCAAATTCGAACCAATTTACGCTCAATATGGTCTAACAAGTGCTAAATTGGTATCAATCAATGTTTTCAATAGGAAATACGTTGATTCCATTATAAATGGTGACAAAGCGGTGATTGCAGAGAAAATTCGTGACCTGTACAACAAATTTGACAAAACACTTGGAGATACAGGGAAATCACGGATTACTGCCATTTCAGAGCAAGAGACCCAGTCATTTCAGGAACAAACCATTATAGGAGACCAGTAATATGTCAAAACTACAAAACACTTCATTTGATGTTGAGATCAAGGAAGCGGATGATGCCAAGCGACAGATCACCGTCATAGGTTCTAAGGCAGTTAATGATAGAGACAATGATATTGTTTCAGTCGATGGTATGGATATTAAGAATTACAAAAAGAATCCAGTCTTTATATGGTCTCATAGAGGAAGCGAGACCCCTGAAAATGTCATGGGTACCGCCAAGAAAGTATGGAAGGAAGGTAAGAACTTGATGTTCAAACTAGAATTCCTTGATGCAGATATCAATCCACGTGCCGATATGGCCTATAAGATGTACAAAGCCAAGGCATTGAGAGCATTTTCCATTGGGTTTGCACCTAATTGGGAAAAGGCCTCTTACAATGAAAAACGTGGTGGATTTGACTTCCCTGCCTCAGAATTGTTAGAAATTTCAGCTGTAACTGTACCTGCCAATCAAGAAGCATTAGTTCAAAACATGATTGAGTTAGGAATTGCAGATGAAGCTGAAGCAAAAGACTTTGCAATCTTTCTAAAAGAAAATCAACCAGATATAGAGGATGATCGTCTTGAAAGAAAAGTTAAAGTACTTGAGGTCAAATTAAGAGACCTTGAAAAGAGATTTGACGTTCCGCCTGTTGTGAAAGTCGAAGACGTAATACCAGTAGTCGATGCACCAGCGGCAGAACTTCACATAGTAGATCAAGCATTAGAAGAGCTCTTTGAATCATCTGGCGATGCGCCTATTGATGAATCTGAGAAGAGTACAGATGCCGACGATCTAAATTCGATATTTACGGAGTTAGAATAATGGATAAAGATAAAGTATTGGCTCTCAAAGTAGAGCTTGACGCACTAAACAAGGAAAAAGACGAAGCGAATACTACAAAAATCGCTGAGTTAGAAGCAAAGATTGAAAAATTGGAAGAAGCGCCTGTAACCAAGGCCATTACCTTTGAAGTCGGCGCACCTGCCGAATATAAGGGTTTTAAATTCCATAAACAAGGTACAGATCAACCAGATATGTTACCTTCTGATCCAAAACGCAAGGAAAGAGTTGTAAAAGAAGTTCTTGATATGATCAGCCAGTATAAAGAAAAAGGAGTCTTCAAGGTTATGAATGAAGGCACTGGTTCTGCTGGTGGATTGTTTGTACCAGAAGAATGGGTAATGAACGTAGAGGAAAAAGCAAGACTGATTTCAGTTGCGCTTCAAGATGCTCGTAAATACCCAATGGCACATAACGTCCTTCATATTCCGAAACAAGGTACATCAGTTACTGTAACTTGGGCAAATGAAAGTGCTGCATCCTCACAAAGTGAGCCAGGCGCAGCTGAAACTCAGTTAACAGCGAAGAGAGTAGGTCTTTGGGGTAAGTTTACTCAAGAACTATTTGATGACTCCCTGAATGATATAGTTTCATACATTACCCGTGACGTTGTAGAAGCTTTAGGTCAAGAAATTGATAATCAGGTGTTTAATGGTTCTCAGTTCACTGGCGTATTAGGTGCTGCAACAAATACCGTAACATTTGGTGTTGCAAACGCTGCTACATCATATACCGATATGGTAGCACGCAACTTCTACGATGCAATCTATAAAATGGCTGCAGTAAGACGTAGAGGAGCCAAGTTCTATTTACCTAAAGAGTTACTACCTTACATTCAGTCCCTGACAACTGGTGCTGGTGGAGTTCCTCTTATGAGTCTATTAGGTGGAGCACAAGCTGCAACAATCGGTGGTTATTCATTCAGCGAAGTGGAAGCCATTGACGGAACTGACTCAACATCGTCTGATTTCGTAACATTCGGTAGTCTACAGAATTACGCCCTTGGTGTAAGACTTATGGCTAACAGCATTGAGCTTAATCCTTATGCTGGAACAGAGTTCAAACAGTTTGAAGTACTGTTCAGAATGTATGCGCGCCTTGCCGGTGCTCCAATCTTCAACGACGTGTTCACTACAATGAATACTGCGTAAGAGATTGTTTAATGGGGGGGACTTCGGTCCCCCTTATAATAAGGAGTTGATTATGAGCAAACGAAAGGTTATAGTTGATAGATCCAAACGGATTCGTCCTCCTAAGACTAAGGAACGTCCGAAGGAAGTAACCAAGGAGAAATAACATGTCTGATGCCACCGCGATTGCAACTGTTAGCGAGATATATCAATATGTAAGTGTAACATCATCTGATGATGAAGCGCTATTACAGAATCTTATTGATCGCAAGACAGACATGATTGAAAAATACTGCGGGTTGGATTCATTTTACATTGCTGATTACACTGAATACTATGATGGGAATGGAACACCATACCTATTTGTTAAAAACAACCCAGTAAATTCAGTTAGTCTTATTGCACAAGATTCAGATTGGGTTTGGGGCACAGACAGCGAGGTTGATACAGCTGATTACCGAATAGTTGATGATAAATACATAGCTTATAAATATTACTTCACTTGTGGATTACAGAATATCAAAGTGATTTACAATTCTGGATACTCAGTAATTCCATTGGATTTAAAGGAAGTTTTAATCGAAGAAGTATGGCGTAATTTCGCACGCAGAAAAGAAATGGATGTTTTAATTCATACACTTAATGATGGTTCAGTTCATTACACACCATCTGGTTTAATGCCTTCAACTAAACAGGTATTATCAAAGTATATGAGACTTAGGAGTACATAATGTCTATCAAGGGCGTTCATCTGGTCCTTTCACAACAATCTAAACGAATGCTTAATGAACAACCAAAGCAGTTTAGAAAGGGAACTGCGAGTGGTGTAAAAAGCGCAATGCAAAATCTTGAAAGTGATGCAAGAAAGAATTTCTCAGGAGCGAATCAGTTAAAAACAAGATCTGGCTATTTAAGACGTTCAATATCATATGGAGTTTATGAAGCTGGTGATAT